CTTCCTTAAATTCTGGACTGCTATTTAAGTCGTTAGATGAAATTATAGTTTCTATAATTTTACTTCCAACTCTAAGAGTTCCATAACCTATGGGAACTGCTGTGTTTTGACTTGCTAAATTATCTCTATTTGCAAAAAAGAAAGATTTAGAGCCCACTTGAGCAACAGCAACTTTTGGCTCTTCCTCTGGTATGCTTGTCATTAAATATTGAATACCAGCTATAACTAAATTAATAGCTAAAACCACAAAAAAAGTAACGGGATCTTTTCCAGCTAAAGAAGGAACGATTTCTATTTTTTTTATTTCTTTTTTCGATAAAACATCTTTTGAATTTTTTACTTCATTGTCATCTACGATAAATTCATAATTCATGCCCTCCATTGCGGATTTTTGAATATAACTTTTAAAACCTGGATAGTTTGCATCTATAGCTGATAAAGCATCTACAACTTTATTTATGTTTGTAAATTTATGCTCTTGTTTAAATTTTTTAGCTATCAAGCCATGCAAAACTATTGTTGTCATAATAATTCTTTTTTTAAATTTTCCAGCAAATTCATTTCTGTATCTGAATATTCTGGAACATGTATATTAAATCGATTTGTTTTTATTGAATATATTATAAATGGAAAACACGTTAAATCAGCTGATTTTTTATCAAACTCGGATGGTTTAGCATCACTTTCTAAATGTGAGTGATAAATACCTACTAAATTATTCTTTTTTTTCATATATAAAAATTCTTTAGCTGGAATGTAAAATTCGTTTTCTGGATTTGGTGATTTATTTTCTGTTGGTATAATATCTAATCCAGATTCTGTATTAACCACAAAACCACAAATTTCTTTAGTTGTGTCTTTTTCGCAATCGTTAATTATTTTTTGTTGTAAACTCATTAGTAAGAATAAACTTCTGTTCCTGGAAACCCACCATAAGGTAGCGTTTTATTATCATTGACTCCTCCTAAATCAGAGTTAGAAAACCTTAATTTGCATCCCCCTAATTTTTTAGAACAGGCGTCTTTAATCCAAAGATTTGATGCTTTGTTTGGATGTTTGTCTGTTGATGATGTGTGACCAGACTGACAAATGTAATATACTGGATGTTGTTGGTAATAATTAGCAGTTAAACCTTGTCCAGATAAAGCTCTATCACTCATAGTAAAAACGTAATCACCAACTCCATATGGTAAATTTTGTTCCCAAAGACCAGAAGCTTGGAAACATCCATTAACAGAACTTTTATTACTAGCGTGTATGTTGGCAAATATATTTGCATTTAAATTGAAGTTTGACCCATTTCCTGTAACAAAACTTTTATCATTTACATCCGCTACAGGTCGGTCATCAAATTCTGTTGTTTTATTGTAGCCATATCTACAACCATAACCTCTGTAGATCCACGGGCAGTATCTTGAAGAAACTCTTCTTGCTGGAATTTCTATATTTTCTAATTCTAAGCTAGATACTAACTCAAATTCTACAGCTAATTTATTTTCAGAAATTTTTCTAGAAACAAAGTATTTATCATCTGGCATTTTAGCATTTGGGTTCGCTGTACCAAATGGGTTCACTTCTCCTGGAAAATTAACATCATCTAAAAATTTAGCAAAAGTTCTTTTTCTCACTAACTTTGCTCCGTTTAAATTATTGTATTTTCTCAATAAAGAGGAAATATAAAGACCAGCATTAGAAACTTTAATTTTCGGTCTGGGGAGTCTTTGATCCCCCAAAACTTCAAATCCTTCTGATTCAACTGGTATTGGCAAATATTCTTGGCCATCAAATATTATTTTGCCCCCTACGCCATTAGTGCCACCATGAAAATGTAATTGAGCTTGACTATCGTTTTGATAATCGTAATAAAGAACATACAACTCTATAAGAGCTGTTGGCTCTACATCAAAGATGTGTCTAATAAAATCTTGATTTATTCCTTTTCCCATGTACTATATTACACTTAATGAGCAAAAATTACATAAATTTAAAAAATGTTAGTTATAGAGAATATCACCCTTCAGATTATGCCGAAGTCTTAAGTATTTTCATAAAATTTCAAACTGAAGCCCAAATTAGCACTTACCATAGTTATGGTAAGGGGCAATCTGAAAGATTCTACCATTTGTTTTTAAATGATGAATTTAAAAAATTAATTCGAAGGTGTCCATTTAAATATGTTGGTATAGATGAAGATACAAAAAAAATAATTGGATTTGGATGCCTCTCTAAAACGGATCAATTTACTGGCGATTCAGCTCTATTTTTAGAAATAGTTTTTAAAGATCCAAAATACATTTTCAACAGAAAATTAAAATATTTATTCGTTTTGGCGGCTAAAAAATTAATCAAAACAGAGGGAAGAATATTTGCTTTACTAGGAAAAAGGGAAAAATTTGACAAATACTTAGCATTTATAAAAAAAATATTTAAAGTTAAAGTCAGAAGCACATCTATTTTTGATAAGATTTTGGTTGAATTTTTGTAACAAATTGGTGTTGACATTTTATATAAAAAAATTAAAATTATAATAATTTATGGAAGAAATATTAAAATCTTTAGAAGAAATAGTTGAAAAATTTCCTATGGTGAATGTAGATAAAAACTTTTTTTATCCAGGAAAATACAATATTGATGAAATTTTGTCAGAAAATTTTTTAAGAAAAATACAACAAACGCACGGAAATTTGGATAAAGCTAGTAATATTAAACATAATGATAATAGAATGGTTTTATCAGACAATATTCTTTACAAAGTTAAATTAAAGCAACAATTAGAACAATTTTCTAATATTTTTAGAGAATATTCTGGATTTTTTTGGTATCCTTGCGATGGTTTTTGCGGTTGGCATACCAATAATAATGCCGAAGGAGAAAGAATTTACTTCGCTTGGGCGGCTGAAGATAATAAAAGCTTTTTTAGATATCAAGACCCAGAAACAAAAGAAATTATCACAGATTGGGATAAAAAGGGCTGGCAGTATAGAAAATTTAATGTGTCTAGAGAAAAACCCTTTTGGCACTGTGTTGGCTCAAAAACAAATCGAATAAGTATAGGTTTAAGGCTTAAATGAATATAAAATTATATGATTTTAATAACAAATGGTTAAATGATTTGGTTTGTGAATTGTATAAATTTAATCGTCGGACACGAATGAATTATTTTTCGGATATATCAATGTATAAATCCTTAAGCTCTAAAATTGCTTATTTAACTCAAGAATTACAAAAAATGATAGATTCTTGTGATTATAATTTTATAACTATTGATGAAACAATTCCTAACAATCATAAAGTATATGGATTTTCCTGCTATTACATCAAAAATAAAAAATGTTACAATAAATTAATATTTAAATCAATTGATTATCCAATATCAAAATCTATGTTTTATGGTAATTTAGAAATGTTTGATAGAATTAAAAATTTAGGTTTTAAAAAACTATATTCTGTGATAGATAGACCAGATGAAGACAGATACATTAAATTTTTAAAAAGATTTTACAATGTGGAAATAAATAAACGACAAAATGAAAAAACAGAATTGATATTTAATCTAGAAAATTTGTTGACAAATTAAAATATGCGTGCTAAAAAAGTAAATATGAGTAAATGGACAGAAAGACAAAAAGGAGCTTTGTGGAAAAAAGATAATGGCAAAAGTAAATATTTGTCTGGATATGTTGAAATAGAGGGTGTACAGCACAAAGTTGTCATATTTCCCAACAAATACAAAAAAGAATCAAAACATCCCGAATTTATCATATACTCACCCTTTGAAAAATAATATATGGAAAAAGTAATAAAACCAAAATGGGGCTGGTATCAAGTTCTCAGCAAAAAACGCAAAAAAGGCCACAAGGTCAAATATTTGTACATAGAGCCAAATAAATCATTGTCCAACCAAAGACATTTTAAAAGGTCTGAGCATTGGTTTGTCTTAGAAGGAGAATTGTATTTGGATTTAGTTATTAACGATATAGCTATGAGCGTCACTTTAGAAAAGGGAGACTCGCTAGATATTCCAGTTGGTTCTTGGCATCACCCACAAAATCTAACTGATAAACCTTGTTTAATTCTAGAAATACAACACGGAGAAGAATGCATTGAGGAAGATATAGAAAGAAAAGTGTAATTATTTTTATGAAAGGTTACATCACAGTCGTAGGAGTAAATAATGGCACAAAGAGATTAGAGAAAGCCACTGGTTATGGCACTTTAACCTACCAATATCATAAAAATTACTCTCTTGAGTTTCAAAATGAAACTTTTTTCGTTGAACTTTTAGATTTTATTATTGCAGAAAATTGTATAGAGTTTTCTGGTTGGGTGGGCGATAAAGAGCATAACTATGGCAGAATCGCATTTCAATTTGAACCAAATAATGAAAGTTAGAGTATATAGAAATTTGAATAAAGACTGTCTTTCCGTACAAGAAAAAACAGAAAAAGGTTGGCGTGTTAAAAGATGGGTTGACTCAATCCCACTTAAAAATGTAACTTTCAAAGTATACGAAAGTGGGAGAAATAAAGTTCTTAAAGATAAAAGAAAAAATGTTCACGCCTATATCGAAGGAGAAGATACTACACAAAGTTTTCAATATAATAGAATCGTGTCTTATAATCCGTATAAATACAATCACTTTTACGATGTTGTGACCCAATCTCCCGTTGCAAAACAAAATTTTGCGTTTGTTACAACCAAAGGTATCTTTATTTGAAAATTCCCAAATAATCTTATTATAGTGTAAATGAAATATATAAGATGTTTGGACTTATCACGATGTTATTATCTACATTGGGGGCGACTGGGATGGGCAGTATGCTTAAGATTCTTGGTGGCGCTTTCCAAGGTATGTCCGAAGCCAAAGCTGCGAAAGAGCGTAGAGAGCTTATTAGAGATATGCAAATCCGTGGAATGGACGCGGAGTTTCAAAAACTACTCATTGGCGAAACTGACAAAGATACTGGCATGTTTACTCGTGCTACTCGTCGCCTTATCGCTTTTATGGGGATGCTCAACTTCGCAATCATCTCGATACTCTGCACCCTCTTCCCTAACACAACCCTCGTTACCTTCACACCACCAGAAAACAAAGAAGCTACCGAAATCCTCTGGGGACTCATTACCTTCCCAAGTGGAACAGAAATCACCTCTACAATCACTACTGGACACATCTCTCTTGTCGCAATCACCACTTTGGGGGCAATCATTGGATTCTATTTCACACCAGGAGGGCGTAAAGGATGACAGATAAAAGATTTTTGCCAGATTGTCCAGCACCAATTTCCAAAGAAGCTTTAAAAAGAATGCACGAAAAAATTCAAAAAAGGCTCGCAAATAGAAAAAAAACCAAATAAGACGTTATGATAGGAGATATATTAAACTTTGTAGAACAAATAGGAATACCAATCACAAGTGCTTTGGCAGTTGGTTGGTTCTTGTTTATCATACTTAAATTTTTATTAGCACAAGTAACAGATAGAATTGATGGTATTTCAAAATCCTTACTTTCGCTTGAAAATAAAGTGGATGTTATGAACAACGATATAGTTAAGATTGATGCACAGTTTTCGTGTGCTTTTGGTTGTGAGCCAAATATAGATAGAATCGCAGCGAGTGAGGGCAAAGAAGATTGTAGAGATGATTAAAAAAAATAAAGATAATGTAGTGCTCATTTTAGTTTGGGGGCTTTTGATTTTATTAGCCACCATAACAATAGGAGACTTTTATGTTTGTTTAAAAGAAAATAAACCTATTGACGAAAGCATTGTCACGCTATTGAAAATGTCTATATCGGGAATAGTTGGCATTGTCGCAGGATATGTTTCAAATAATGATAGATGTTGTTGTAATAAAAATGATTAACTTGACAAAATCACTTTTCGAGTTAGTATAAGCCAAATAAGATATTATGAGTGGATATGAATTTCAACATTGGGCAGATGTAATTGCCAAGTTCGGATTTTCGCTAATAGCGTTAATCGGTCTCGGATTCTTTGTGTGGCACATTTGGAAATGGGTCACTACAAAAGTAAATCCTGCGTTAAGTGATGTGAGTTCTTCTTTGGGAAAGCTAAAGAAGCAAATACAATCATTAGATAATGATATGATTAGACTGAATATGAAACTAAAAATTCTTATTCAAGAGCGTCACATCACGGATAAACATAAAGACTCAGATGAAGTCTAAAAATCGCTCACAAATAAATAAAATCGCAAATAAGTATATACTATGGAA